GGTGGCTGAATTAATGGCCGTGGACGCGATAATGGATGGTGGTCCAAGCGATTCCTCTAGCCATTCGTGCAAAGTGTTGGTTGCTGGTCGTGCGGCATCACCAAGAAAATCCAGTAACGGAGTCTCAAACGGCGATATCATCGAAACGATATCACTGACATCTTCGGCCAGTGCTGTCGTGTTGTCGTATGTTGCTCGGCCTGTAAAAGCCATAGTTATATCTCCTGTGTTTCTAGTTGTTCACGTCTAAGGCGCATCGCGGCTGAACGGTCCGAGGCTTTACCGGTGCGGCGTGCTTTATCCATTGCCGCCTCGTAATCCCTCTGAACGTTATCACCACCAGCGGATCGAGAACCAACTGATCCTGATCCACCGTTCCGGACATTCGCCGGTACAAAGGATTGGTACTTATTTAAAAACAAGTCCACCGCTTGATCGACGGTAAGATCTTCACCTTTGCCGTTGATGGCAACCATACCGGACGCATCCACCACGGCCAGGTTGAATTGGCCGTCGTCACTGCGTTTGGCAACGATGCGATATTCATCATCGTTTTCCGTTAATGGCGTGCCACGTGTCAGCGTACCCTCGGCGATCGGCATCATCTCCGGTAATATACCGGAACCTGACCTGGCTAACGCGGACTTAACTGCGTTGGACAAGTACATCGATTCTGATCTCCGTTTTTCCGCTTCCAGTTCTTCGTTTGCGTTCTGAAGAGACGAAGCGTGTGCTTTGTCTCTATCTTCCAACAAACGTTGAAACTCGGTCTTTTCCTCGGCTTGGCGTGCGGTATCCTCTTGCTGGCGTTCCGTTTGCGCTTGACGTAATTGTGTTAATTCGTCCTTCTCCGTGTTGTTCAGTCCAGATTCCTGGCGTTCTTGCGTATCACGCTCAAATCGCCGTTGCACCTGTGACCTTACTCGCGGTATCAAGACACTATCAATATGCGATTGCTGTTCCTCAGAAAAACTGATTCCAGTATCCGCATCCTGTTCAATTGTTTCATCTACCATTTTTTATCTCCGTTTAGTCGCTCGTCAGCGTCCGTTTATAGTCCGTCGACAGTTAATTCACGCCAGGTAATGGCGCGACAGGTGGCTCCGGCACGTCGCCGGATGTTTTGAAAGTCCCTTCGTCGGCAACCGTCAGACATAACCATAAAAAGGTCAGACCGTCCGACCAATCCGTGGGATCAAGTTGCATTCCTACCGGTCCGATAACGGTGTCGTTCTCTGCCAGGTATTCCGAGGCGTTTTCCAGTACAACCTCAAACATCTGATCAGTTTCAATCTCTCCGTTATCCCATTTAATGCGAAACGGTTGCTCCAAATATTCCATGTTTACAGTAAAAGCCATTATTTAGCCGCCAGCAATCCCAGGATCAAATCAAAGTATTCCGGATCTTTTTCATATAAGTCATAATTACCATAATAAACACCTTCCAGGCCCATCGACAGGATCTCGTAAGCGTAAACCTCACCCCCCCACACATACTCTTTGCCCATGTATTCCTCGGTGAATTCGTCTTTCCTTCCCTTCTCGCTTGGACCACACCCCTTTATTTGTACAGCGCGTTCTCCAGCGGTACGCCGATCATAGAACTGTCGCTCGATATCAAACAGATCAGGCCGCGCTGGTGGTGGCACAGTGCGGTCAATCGGACCGCGTGGTCTTTTTACTCCTTCATCAGGTTTCGGCACTCCTGTCAAGGTATCTTCCATCCGATGGCCAAATTCATGCAACACCGTGGATCTGGATCTGGCCTCGTTCCAGGTATCCGACGCTAAAATGGAAACCCTTTCCAGTTGCCCTTTATCTCGTCTGGTTCCGCGATGCCTATAAAAACCGCGCTTGACTTTTTTGGTGAGGAGTGGAAGAGGATCACCTATTGAGGAATTAACCCAATCGGTCGGCACAAGCTCCATCGTTTCGTCCAGCCAATCCTTGATCTTTCGGTTGCTTCGGCTGGCATAATTGTGTTTACGTCCTTCCGCACCAACTGGCCGGATCTGCGAAATAACGTTTTTGACTATTGCCGCCAGTTCCGGATCGGAATCCCTGGCCTGTGATGCAGATAGGCGCGTTTCCGTCCGTGCTTTGTTCACAATATCCTCAAAAATCCGCAAATCGCCAAGTGCCAACTTTGCCCCGTCACGGATTTTCAGTAATCCCAGTTGGAAATCCAAGTCGCTGGCTACTGAAAGTGGTATTCTTCCTTGCCAGTTCGGTGATATGCTCCCTCGTTTTTCATTTTCAAGCAACACCTTCAATTTTTGATAAATTTCTTCTGATTTATAGGCTGTTTTTTCGTCAAGGCGGAGATCTCGCGTGGCCGCCCCTTCCCAAATGACCGCATAACTATCTTTTTTAAGTTGGCTTAACTCATGGTTAAAAAACAGCAACGACCGCGTTTCCTCTTGTGTAGCGGTGTCGCCTCGTTTACTGTCTCGGATCGCTTCATATTCTTCCGCCATTTCTTCACGCAACATCTTCCCTATCCTGATATAATCCTGTTCCGTGTTGACGCCTTTGGCGATCTCACGTCGGACGGCATCACCAAAGGTCGAGGCCGCTGGTTCTTCTGGTACTGACGGCATCAGAGGCATCACCACGCCACGCTGTTCAATGGTGGCACGGACAACGTTACGAAACAAATCAAGTTGTCGCTTTTTGTATCCTTTACTGAATCCCTGGCCGCCTTTACCGATGCGGACTTTATCAATATCTTTTTGCAGTGTCGGCACTGCTCGTTCCTGGTCGAACTCGTCCACGTCACGCAAAACGTCAATCTGATAACACAAACAGTTTGGATGTGGCTTCGGCGGCAAGTATTCCGGTGGATAAACACCGCGACCCAGGCCGAAAAGATTCTGGCTTACCAGGAGATCACAAACATCATACTGAGGATGTCTGCCGGAGAGTTCCCACTTGATACCTTTAACGACCGGCGACTGTTCACTTGATGCGCGTGAGGCTTCCCAATAGGAGTTATTTATCTCCGTCCTGGCCAGGCGCATGGTCTTGGTTTTCAGTGATTGACCCATACCCACACCACCACCAAGCACAAACTGTGATAATTGGTTCGACATCGACCGCGCTGATTGACCGCGTGCTATACCGGCAGTGATCACCGTTTCGATCTCGTTAATCTGTTTCTGCGCCCACACATTTGATGATATCTTCAGAGTCTCAATATGGTATCGTTGCGCCAATCCTTCCAGTGTTAAACGCGGCACATCACTTAAATCAAGCATCAGGTTGGCGTCATCGTTTTCGATCAACAGATCGTTTGTCGCTTCCTGTTGTGTGTTGGCTACCTGGTTAGACACGTCCATGATGGCTTCACTCACTACCTGGTTAGACACGATGGACAATTCGTTCACCATCTGCACGATTCGCATCCGTTTCTGTTGGTAAGCGCGAATAGCCAGCGGTTTATCCTCGTTACCGATTAGCGTCCTCAGTTGAGAATCCGCCATCAATAGAGAGGTTTCCAGGCGTTCCTCGATCTCCCTGGTTTTCTTGATCGGTATGGATCGCATATTGAGGATCGTTTTTTGATAATCAGATACCGGCATCAGTTCCTGTTCCGTTTGTGGCGATAGCTGTTTCGTCCAGTTGTGACATGATTAGCTCGGTTTGTGTCGCTTCGTCCATCTCAGTATCAATCAAGTGTTGCATATCCGGTGTTAGTTTCGGTTCAATCTGTTCCATCAGTCGACGTAGATGCGCGTTAACAAAGCTCGGTGACTTATCGTTCATCAGTGTCCTGATCAATTCGGCGTTTTCCAACAGACTATCCATCGGCCTCACATTGAAATCGTCTGGGTAATCCACTTCCAGGTCCACATCCTTATCCATCCATTTCTCAAACAGTCGCGCGATCTTGGTTTCCGCTGATTCCAGCGTGCGCGAGAACCTGACAAGTACCTGGTTAAGTTGATGGAAATCGTACTGTTTGGCGATGCCGCTTTGTTCGGCCAGTTCACGGAACTCCAGGTGCGACAATCTAAGCATTTCTTTCACCAGGTAATCAGACGCGAACATCTTCATAAATGCGGCTGGATCGGTTGGTGGTGATACATATTGTGGTGGCTGAGATCCGGCCGGAAACTGATAAACGTTAGAGGCACTAATGATCTGTTCTTCCTCTTGTTGGATACCGGCTTGAATCGGATCGTCAGGCGTGGCCAGGAACGGAAACGCTTGCTTACTGGTGAATTCCTCGATATACGACACCGTGTTAGTCAACAGTCTATTGAGTGGCGCGATGTCGGTCAGTTGCGACAAACCGACCCAGTTATCAATAGGATGATCCTTGAATTTGACGGAAATGAACGGCACCACGCCAAGGTGATGCTCACCGGCATCCACCATGTTGCCGTCCTGATCATGGACGAACCATTCGTCCTTGGTCCATGTACGATACTGGTAATCCAGACCGGAGACGTCATCAATGAACGGATTAGATGTATCGGCTGTTTGTTCGCGTAACCGTATCCAATTAAGTTGGTTGTGTTTGTCAGTTGACCAATCCATGATATTCAGTGCATCATACATGGTGCAGTATGGACGTAATTCGGACGCCTGGAGATCTGCCATTGATACTATCTGGATATCCGTTTTCGGCATATCCACCACAATACCGACGTAACCAAAGACCTGGCTGAATGTGGCCACGGTTTCCATGAAGTTGTGCATGGAACGACCTTGAAAATCAGCGTCGAAGATCAGTTGTCGATACAATTCGTCCTCGGTATTCCTGGCGATAGAGGTTTCAACGCCAAAAATGAAACTGGTGTAAATATCAATAATTGGTCGGCAATAATTGACGAATGTGGCGCGTTTTAGGCGTGTAACATAATCGTCGTGATCTTCCCTGGAATGGCGAAACAGGTTCTCGGTCGTGATCCAGCGTCGGCCACCAATATAACTCTGTTGATAGAAAAACCAATCGTTGGAGTTATCGTTATAAACATCGTTAGTTTGCTTTATCTCTGCATAATTCATTAGTATCCGAATCCTTGCGGTATAAAGATCAACCGAGGCCGATCACGTTGTTCGTTGTATTTCAGTTCCATCAGTTCCGAGA